AAAAAATGGCAACCAATCCAAGAAGATTTCAGGTAACAGAATTAGATTTTGATGATATAAAATCTAATCTTAAAACATTTCTGAAAGCACAAACTGAATTTACTGATTATGATTTTGAAGGTTCAGGAATGAATATTCTTCTGGACACTCTGGCCTACAATACGCATTATTTAGCATACAATGTGAACATGGCGATGAATGAGGCCTTTTTGGATAGTGCTCTTCTACGTTCTTCTGTTGTTTCTCATGCTAAGACTTTGGGATATACTCCAAGGTCTGCCAGAGCACCAGTTGCATATATTGATGTAACTTTAAACGATAACATTTTAATTAATGCTACATTAGAAAAGGGAACTGTTTTCACAACATCAGTAGATGAAGTGGATTACACTTTTGTTACCAATTCAGATTATACAATTGGAAGAGTGAACGGAATTCTTACGTTTACAAATGTGCCTATCTATGAAGGTACATTAATCACAACAACATATACTGTTAATAAATTGAATGCTGATCAAAGATTTATGTTGGCGTCAGATAGAGCAGACACAACTACTCTTAAAGTTTCTGTTCAAAATTCTTCTTCTGATACAACCACAACGGTATATAATTTAGCCGAAGATATTTCTACTGTTACTGGAGACCAATCATCATATTTTTTACAAGAAGTAGAGGATGGAAAGTTTCAAGTTTATTTTGGTGATGGTGTAGTCGGTCAAGAATTGTCTGATGGAAATTTAGTAATTCTTGAATATGTTGTTACAAACAAAGCTGCTGCAAACTCTGCAAGTGTATTTTCTGCTCCAGGAGATATTAATAGTGTAAACAACATAACACTATCTACAGTTGCTGCAGCGATTGGAGGAGCCGAACCAGAAACTATTAAATCGGTTAGATATAATGCTCCTCTTGATTATTCTTCACAGGGTAGAGCAGTAACCATTGATGATTATAAATTAATCATTCCCAGAATATATCCAAACACAACATCTGTTCAAGTATGGGGTGGTGAAGATAATGATCCGCCAAGATATGGAGAAGTTTTTGCTTCTATAAAAACTCCAAACAATACCAATCTTACAGAATCACAGAAAAATACAATCATCAGAGGATTAGACAAATACAATATTGCATCTATCAGAGTTTCTATTTTAAATCCAGAAATTACATATTTAATTGTGAATTGTACTTTCAAATATAATTCTAGCAAAACTACAAAAACAAAAGCTGATTTGGAAACTATTGTAAGAAATACTATTAATGAATATAGTGATGTTGACTTGGAAAAGTTTGATGGAGTTTTTAGATATTCAAAACTTTCTAGAACAATTGACAATTCCGATACATCTATTCTCTCAAATGTAATGAGAGTGAAGATGAGAAAATCTTTTACACCTTTGATTAATAGTTCCACACAACAATACATTTTAAAATTTTCAAATCGCCTTTATCATCCACATGATGGACACAATGCAATGTTTGGAGGTATTACAGAATCTTCTGGATTTAGAATAGCAAGCAATGCAAACACAGTTTATGTTGATGATGACGGAATAGGAAATTTACGATTATATTATTTGGTTTCAGGCTCACAAAGAATTTACATTGATAGTCAAGTTGGGTCTATTAATTATGTTACAGGAGAATTAATTTTATTTTCTTTGAATATAGAATCCACATCAAATACAGATGGTACTGTAAGTTTTACAATGATTCCAAATTCTTATGATGTTGCACCAGTGAGAAATCAACTAATAGAAATTGATGCTAATGAACTTTTGGTCACAGGTCAAGTAGATACAATTGACACAGGAAATTCTATAGCAGGTACAGATTATACAACCACTGGAGTATTGTATTGAGATGAGTTCTACTATTCAAAATAAAATTTCATCATTAATACAAACTCAATTTCCTGAGTTTATACAAAATGACCATGTACAATTTGTACAGTTTCTAAAATATTATTATCAATTTTTAGAATCTGGAAAATTGACTATTGAAGGTGTTAATAGTTTTATTAAAATTGAAACGAACACACTTAATTATGTTTTAGATCAAAATGATGAAAAGATTGTTCTTGAAGAATCCACAATAAAATTTAAGATTGGTGAAACAATTGTTGGGCAAACATCTGGTGCTCAAGCAAAAGTTCTTGTTGATGATTTTGACCGCAATTCTTGTATTTTTATTTCTGCACAGCAATTGTTTATTCCTGGAGAAACAGTTGTTGGACAAACCTCTGGTGCTAAATCAGCTGTCATTTCCTATCAAGCAAATCCCGTTCAGAACATTCAACAGTTTTTAGACTATGTTGATGCTGATTATACAGTAACAAATTTTTTAGATAAGTTTCGTGATGCTTTTATGACTTCTTTGCCAAGCACTTTGGCATCAGGAATATCAAGAAGAAATTTGATCAAAAATATTAAAGATTTGTATGCAGCAAAAGGAACAACTGACGGACACAAATTATTCTTTAGAATATTGTTTGATGAAGAAGCGACAATCTTATATCCAAGAGATAATATTCTTCGTGCTTCAGATGGTGTTTGGTCTACAGATAAAATTTTAAGAGTTATTGAACTTGGAAATTCTAATTTTACAAATTTAATTGGGCAAAGAATTTACACACTAGATTCAGCTGAAAGAATTGTTTCTAGTGCGGTTGTTGTTACAGTTGTAAAGTTTAGAGAAGGATCAAACTTAATTGCTGAATTGAGTTTAGATGTTGATAGTATTGATGGTACATTTAATGTTGGTGATTTTGTTTATGGTATTGATAGTGTTTTAGATATACAAATTAGAGCTGAAGTTCAAAGTATTGTTACTGGATCAAATATTACTGATGCTGGATTTAATTATAAAGTAGATGATAGAATAATATTTGGTTCTGGTGGAAATAATGCTGCTGTTGCAAAAATAGATTCTGTAGGATCTGGATCTATTGATGAAATTATGATTGAAAGCGGTGGTAGTGGATATGAAATAGGAGATAAATTAAGTTTTGATACTACTGACACCGAAGGTGTTGGTACTGTTGCAAAAGTATCTGTAGTTGGTGGTTCTTTTTTATTAGAAGATGCTACCGATCCTTTTCATATGGTTACAGAAGATGAAGATAATATTATTACAGAAGACAATCTTTATTTACAACTAGAAACTAATTTAGATTCTGATTCATATTTAATAAAAGAAAATTTAGACACCATTATTATTGAGCCAGGTACTTTTTCTGAAGCAGTGGATGATACTTCATGGCATGATGAAGTTGGAGAAATTACAAGAATTAAAATAATTAATGGTGGTTATGGATACACTTCTTTACCTACAGTATATTTTGACCTTGAAGTAAGTCAAACCAATCCTACTCCAACAAATGGAACAGGTGCAAATTTATTTGCACTTTCTACTAGAACACCTGGTATTGGTCATGCTCAAGGTATAGCGATTACTAATTTTGGTTTACAATATACATCTTCTCCATCTATTAGTTTCATAACTAATTTGATTGTTAAGAATGTAACAGGATCTTTTTCTGCCGGTGATGATTTAGTTAGCCATCCAGGAACAGTAACTAATTATGATGCTTCCAGAAGATTATTGAGATTAAATACTTCTGGTAACTTTAAAAAGGGTGATATAGTACAAGGTATTGCAGGTCAAGCTGAAGTACATTTTAATGGTACTGGTACTGCTGAATCTATTGTTGGAACAATAGGAACTACAGTTGGAAATTTTGTGAATGAAAGAGGAAAAGTTTCCAATGATGCAATGAGATTACAAGATAGTTATTACTATCAAGATTTTTCTTATGTTGCAAGACTAGGACAGTCAATCAATGAATGGAGATACAGTCACAGAAAAGCAGTTCATCCTGCTGGATGGAATGTATTTGGAGAAGTATCATTTTCTACATTATTGTTAGCTAGACCTACTGTAATGCAATCAACTGCTGTTGATGGTATTCCATTACTTGATTTTGAAATGTTCTTCTCTAGAGTGTTCGGCAGAAGACTTGGAACAAAAACTGATGGTACTGAAAAATCACAAAATTCAAATGCAGATAAACAAGATCCAGATAACTTATTACCAGATGAACGTGATGTAACCCTGACAAATGAAACATTTGTAAGATTAAATACTAACAGAGGTTCACATCGTAATGGTTCTACTTTGGGTGATTTGGTAAAATATGCATTTGCTGTTCCACCTCTTTTGACAAATGAAATTGCATATGATTATTTTGATCCTGGTGGAAGAAGAATTACAACTTCTTATAATCAAAATACTCTTGCTGAAGCTGATGCTCTTTTTGCTAATATTACCAAAGATTTATTTCCAATAAATCAGTTTAAACAATACACAATCAAAGCTGTATCTGATTATTTCTTTTTAAAATTAGATGATGGTTTAGGTAATAAAGGCGGAAAGATTCTTCTAGAAGATTATACTGATGCATATCAGTTTATAACAGAAGACCGTCTTGAAAATATTATCACCGAAGATGGTTTTAATCTTATAGGAGAAGAAGCGTCGGATGGATTCTTACAGACAGAAGAATTAGGAACACCTGAAAATGCTTTTAAAGTAAAACTCAACATTCCACCTCCTTCTGAAATCAGAGTTTATAAACCATATGATTGGAATGTTTTTGGTAATGTTTCTTTTTCTACTGTATTAAGGCTACGTCCTACAATTATTCAAACCATCATTGATGATACAGCAACTGTTGTTGATGTTCTAAATGTGGAAGTTGATTATTCAACTAGATTGAATGTTGGTGCTAATACCATTGTACAAGTAAGTACAACATTGAAATTGAGTGATAATGCGGGTGCATTGTGGAAAGGTTCTTCTCTTGCAAACTTACCAAAATATGCATTTGTTGAATCTCCGGCTTCTGCTGATGAAGTCACATTGTATTCAATTTACCAATTCAAAGACCGTACCATTAAATCAGTTTCGGATTATTTCTTCTTGAAACTTACAGATGATGATAAGATAGTTTTGGAAGATTCTGGAGGATATCTACAATCAGAACAACTGGGTATTCCAGATGAAGCATTCAATGTAAAAGTGAATGTTCCTCCAAGAGCTGAAATAGTAACTACATAAATAGTCTAAAAAAGAATGGTTCTTTTACTATTTGAATTATCATCATTTGATATAAATATAAATTAAAAGGGAATAAAAATTATGGCCGCTATTATTACTGAAAAGTTTCGCCTTCACAATGCGGAACAATTCTTAGAATCATTTTCTGAAGCATCTTCCAACAATTATTATTTGTTTATTGGTAAAAGTTCTTCATATACATCAGGAACAACTGGTGGTGATGATAATTCTCCTCCTGTTCCAAATGATGATATTGTAAATGAATTTAGGGCATGGGATGCAATGCTTGCATCAAAATTAATTTCATCTACTGATGTTGCGTATGTTATACCAAGAAAAAATTGGTCAAACAACACAAGATATGATATGTACGAGCACAACATCAGTTCATCAAATCTTGCTTCTTCATCAGCTTCTTCTCTCTGGGAATCAGATTTTTATTTCATGACTTCTCAATATAAAGTTTATAAAGTTCTTGATAATGCAGGTGGAGCAACATATTCAGGTGCAGAACCCACATCCACACAAACTACACCATTCTTTTTGGGTG